ATCTCATTATCTATTAACGCGTTAGTAGTTTCTACATCATCGAGTCGAGCTTCCAACTCGTCTAAAGTTTCTTCTAAATCAGAGGGATCAAATTCTTCTTGCTCCGCATCGATCTTCGGACCCCAATCATTCATCATCCACATCACTTTAGTTTCCAGTTCAGTGATAGATAGCTCAATAGGAGAAAGGTCAATTTGTTCTTGGTATGACAATTTGTCAACTTTCTCTCTTAAATTTAAAAAATCAGTCTGAAGGACAGCAACATCAACGGTTGCCTGAGACTCTTGCATTGCGGCAACAGTCGTATCCAAATTTGTAACAGTGCTGTCCATCTGGGCTATATACCAGATAACTCCGAATGCCTGTGCAACTATCGCTATCACGATGCCAATAGATACCTTCATATTTTTGAAGTCCATCTTTATCCTCCTCGACAGAATCTACATGAACAGCTTAACCGCATTTGGACCAGTTACACGCCACACAAGATATACACCCTTCGGACATATTTAACTGGGTTCCACAAGTTGGGCAAGCATCACCAGAAACTACAGCAACAACTTCCTCTGCCGCATCTTTAGTGAACTCTTCCATTACTGACGTAGGAGCATCCTCTGTCTCCGAAACAAAATCTCGAAGAACATGAGCAATACCGTCTGCTATAGATTTGATTAGAACACCATTATCCCAAGCAGGAGTACTCTGAATACCTTTTAACTGATTAACTACAGCATCTGTAGGAATACGATATTGCATAGCTAGTGATATAAGACGACATATCGCCTCAGTATTGGCTAGCTCATTACCACCTGCTTTACCAATCGTGGCAAATACTTCATAAAGATCACCGATAGGATCAGTGTTAACGGTGACATACATAGTCCCCTGTCCGGTGTTTACTTTAGTGGTTGATCCTTCCACTCTACGAGGACGAGAACGCGGCTGTGTGGACGTCTCAGAGGGGTCTGTAGCCGTATTTGTAGTAGGTACTAGTACTTCTTTATCCCTACTGCCTTGTCGATATACAGTAATCCCTTTACAAGAATTGCTCCACGCCTGCATATATGAAGCATAGACATCATCAACATGAGCATCGTTAGCGAGGTTAATAGTCTTACTTATACCGCTATCAATATATTTTTGCCAGATTGTTTGCATCTTTACATGCCACTCAGGAGCAGTGGTAGTACTGGTCTTAAATAGAACCTTCATTTCATCAGTCAGAAGATCTGCAATATCACCGCCATTATCTAGATAAGTATCTAGATCAGCACGGTTTAAAACCTCTTTCAGGTCTTTATTGACATAAAAAAGTTCTAAATCTGCCATCTGAGAGGACATATTATGCTTCTTATATGCAAGTAAGAAGTGCGGCTCGATGCCAGAAGAAGCTTCAACTATCATCGAAATAGTTCCAGTTGGAGCAATGCTTAAACGCCAAGCATTTCTCATGTGCTCCCACTTACCTCCGTTCTTCTTATTCAAAGGAGACTTATCGAAAGCAGGAAAACTTCCTTTCTTCTCTCCTAAGTAACTACTATAGTTGTCTGCTGTCTTTTGCAGCACCGAACCAAGCTGATCGGCAAGATCTAAAGCTGCTTGCGTATCATAAGGAATATCCATACGTACTAAACAATCTGCAAATCCCATAACACCAAGACCGATCTTACGTGTCTGAGCATTTACCAGTCGTGTCTGCTCCGTTGGATGCTGGTTGGCTTCAATAACATCGTCTAAAAGACGTACACATGTCTCAATAGTGGATGTAAACCTATCAAAATCAAACTTCTTATCCTCTGTAACAAAGTTACCAAGGTTAATACTGCCCAAATTACATGACTCACCATTCAGTAAAGGCTGCTCTCCGCACGGATTAGTTGCATTAATTGTTCCTAAGTGCGGAGTAGCGTTGTCTTGCGCGATCCTATCGAGCCAAACCATTCCCGGCTCTCCGTTTTTCCAAGCCCCCTCGACTATCTTGTTAAAGAGATCGGAAGCCTTGACAAAATTTCCCGATATATCTTCATTAGGTTCTGAATAACTCTTTGTATCTACAGGCCAAGTCAGATTAATGTACTTATCGTCCTTAACTGCTTGCATAAACGTGGAATCTGCGCCAATAGAGATATTAAAGTTGTGTATATCGCCCTCAACGCTCTTACATTCGATGAATTCTTCAATATCAGGATGATAAACACTCATTATCGCCATATGAGCGCCATCTCGACGCCCGCCTTGCGTAATCATCGTCCCAACCTGACTAAGAGTTCTCAAAACTTGTATAGGACCACATGCACTGCCCTGAGTTGACTTAATGTATGTTCCTTTTGGACGCAAAGCACTAAGACTAAAGCCAATACCTCCACCAAACTTCTCGATCATGGCCTGATCGTGTGCAGCCATCATGATTGAGGACATAGAATCATCAATATCTAGAACATAACAAGCTGAAAGGGTCCCTTGTCCTGTTCCCGCGTTCATAAGAGTGGGACTGTTTGGCATAAAATCCAAATCCCACATAAGAGAAAAGAATGCCTCTTCCCAATACTTTTGATCTTTACTTTCTTGTGCAGCTAGAGAATTTGCAACACGTCTAAATAATTCTTGCGGTGTTTCAAGGGGAATATTTGTTTCATCTCTAATGAGATATCGTTTTTCTAGAACCCGCAAGCCATTATTGGTGAAATTCCCTGTTTCCTTCTGCACTACCATCAGTTATCTCCTACTGTTTCCTAATCCGTAGTTCCCCCCATTTAGCAACGCATAATGCGTCAATGGCATCTTGGCTCAAACGGGAAACTTTATTATCAAAAATTTTTAATGCCATCTTTTTAATCTTCTCTTTATCGGCCCTCCCATCGCCGATAACATCTTTTTTCCATGTACTGACGTTCACACCAAATATGTCAACGCCATGATGAATACAAACAACACGACATAGTGCCTGAACATGTACTAACCGAATAACAGCCGCTCGATTTTGTACATAGGGAACATCTTCTATAAAAACAGTATCTTCTTTCGAGACGTTTTCTGACACGTAATCAAAAAATGGTCGATATAACTGCTCTAATCGCTTTTCCCAAGACCGCGATTTTGTTCGCAATTCTACCACAGAGAAATCCTCTGATGAGAGTTTTGCTATCGCAATTTTGGTCGTAGATATGTCGATGCCAAAGATGTTCACGGACGTACTCGATCTTGTCCACGACGGGTCACAATTCGACTAATAGTATCGAACTGATGATCGTACATATAGTAACGTCCGCGTAGGATTTTTAGCTGTCCTTGCTTTATAGCAATACGCATTTTTAGTGCCTGTAAAGAAGGATCATCATTCAATACTTTACCTTTAATACTATCCTTTAAAAGCCGTTTAGTAGAAGACTCATCCAGTTCTGCTCCTTGTGTTTGAAGCATTACATCAAACCCTTCAGAAAGAACTGCAAGCTCAGCTTCTAACTGACTTACACGATACGATGTGTAGCTCTTCCAACCACCTAAAAATAGAAGCCATCTATCGATATTATTGTCCGACAATAGTTCAGCATCACTGGGAAATGTATAAGACTCCCCATCGCTGTCAGGAGGATTAACAGGAGGAAAAAACTCTGATTCTAAATTTCTATCCGATCCGTATCCTCTAAGTTGTTCTGACCTTTCCCTAACCTTATCTGAATTCATCTAAATCCCCTCTATAAAATGTTCTCGTTCACATAACTTTTGAAAGTTACACCAATCGTGGTTTTCCTTTGGACGATATGGAACTTTTTTATCTTCATCTAGATATTTCTTTATCTTGCGTAGCTTATGAAGAGTAGCATCCAGTATCGTCTGATCCCGTTTTACGGGATACATCATGTAGTCCTGAGTGTTCTTATTGATATAAAAGATTATTCCTTCTTCCAAATCTGTCATCATCGAATATAGGTTCCATTGAATTAGATGTTCTGCACGAGGAAGATACTTCAATGCATACTTATTTTTAGGATTAGCCATAGATTTAATCTCAAGGAGAATGTGCTTCCCATCTGAAGGACGCTCCAATATTCCGTCGTAGTGTCCTATGATCGGAGGATCGTCCCAAGTAACTTCTTCTTCAGAAGAAACTAGAACACCCGCTCCCTTTAATTTTTCTTCTAACCATTCATGATAAACCGTACCAACCATCATTCGACGAAGAGCATTAGAAGGTACATCATCTTGTGTGTATCCCATCATGTAATACCAAATAGCACGAGGACACCAATGCGCGGAAGAAGGTGAAAAGTAAGTCCTTACTTTAGGTTCACGTAACGTCGTTTGATCATATTTATCTAATGCTTCTTCCAACCACGCAGATGGATTAGATATACCGGGTATATCGCCTATTCTAGCCATGTATTTTCTCGTTTACTCTTTCCCAAAATTCTTTTAAAAATTCTTCTTTGTACGAGACTTTCACCTTTTTCAAGGGAATACGCCATGTGTCGATTCCTTGAGCTAAAAGAATGTTGTCTCGTTTCTTATCTCGTTTAGATAGATGGAAAGGTCCATCTATTTCGATAGCTAAATCTAAATCTGGTATATAAACATCCACTACGTAGGGTGGAAAATCTTCCTGTGAGTTAGCACCAATACCTGTATCACGAACCCAATCTAGTACCATGAGTTCTTGATGTGTGTCTTTCTTACGTAGCTCCCCTCGTGGCACTAATCATCCTCACTCTTTAATACGACGCATTGTCGGATTTTCTGTATCCCAACTAGTAGTCTCACTAACGGATGCTCTGCTAGTCGGTCCTCCGCCACGAACTGTTCGTTCCAGTAGTCCTGCAATATCATCTTCATTTTCAACATTCTGAACGATGCTAGTAGCACTGTTATCTTCTAGTTCTTCTACACCAACACCCCGTTCAGAATCTAACAATGCCTGACGTCGTTCTAAGTCCGTCATAGGAGCAGCGATAATGGGAGCGCTATCTATTTTACGTTTGCGCCCACGCTTCTTTTTTGGCTTTAATCGCTTAGAAGGATCTTTTGCAAGTTCTACACTGATAGTAGAAGTCATCTCAACAAATAACTTCTGATAGGAAATCCGCATTCTATTAGCAAAATCATCTGCTAAAACTTCAGCAAGCTCAGCATCTTGAGTTCCTACGCTTTCCAGTAAGGAAACAAACGACTGTAACTGCTTACCTATATCCTCACCTAATTGAGCCACACCTGATGATTCTTGTGTCATGACACCTTCTCCACTTCTGATTTAACCTTGCCTGATAACTTTTTATCTTCTCTAAGAAGTTTTATAAAATTCTCTCTACCAACTGCTGAGTTTTCCCTAAAAGAATATTTAGGTCCGGATCTCGATATTATCTCCAGATCTGTCGCAACTCCGAATAATTCGGCTAATTCATCTACCGCACCAGTATAGTAAAAAGGAATGGAACAAGTTTTATTTGGCGTGTGAGTCTTATTCTTTTCGGCTCGTGCATCAATGTTGAATCCCTCATCTCTGATAGATTCACCTCGCCTAACTCGTACCATGATTCGACTAAAAAATTCCTGTCCTTTCCCACCGGGCAATGCATCTCTAGTGATGTATCCCCCAATTCCTGCACGTATTTGGTTTATAAGAATCACTGAAGACTTCTTATTAACAGGAGGTAGCTTCCGAAATAACTTGTTCATCATGCGGGCATGAACACCCATAAATTGATCATCCATACCCCCTGATGCCTCTGCTGTAGGAAGTAACGCAGCTATGGAATCCAAAACAACTAGGTCTATCTCTGCTTCGCATAAAGCCAAAAGTACATCTAAAGCAATCTCACCTGTATCAGGTCGCGAAACAACTAAATTTTCTACATCAACTCCAATTGTCTGCGCCCACTCAGGATCATAGCTATACTCCGCATCTATAAAAGCTGCAGATAATCCTTGCGATTGTGCATAAGCAATAGCTCTCTGTGCTAAATATGTCTTTCCAGAACTTTGATAACCATATAGTTCTACTACTGATTGTCGTGGAAGTCCTCCACCAAGTATTTGGTCAAAAGCAGGCATACCAGTAATTATTCTCTCCATGTGGAGAGACTCAGAATTTCCAAATGTTAAGTTTGTTTTTAAACTTTTATTAATGGAGGTCAATACTCTCTCCATATCTTTATTCGACTTCAACTAAATCTCCCCAACTTTCTTTACTATGCAATATATCTACTGATAACGGTGTACTAAATGAGAAATTTTCCATAATCTCATGAAGATCTTTAATCTGATCTGGATCAATATCATCAAAAAGTAACTGGTCGTGTACAGTGTTGCGAATCTTTCCGCCTACTTGTTGAAGATACTTATGCGCTCTATAAATACTGAGCTTCATACAATCGCCCGCTGTGCCTTGCACAACATAATTCACTGCGACATAAGGACGACGCCTGTCTACTTTTAGTCGGCGTCCAAACAATGTTCTAACTTCGCCAACAGTCTCGCCCTGTTTAATAGTCTTATCTACATAAGATTTAACAGAGGGATAAGCTTTCCAAAAATTATTTAAAAATCCTCGTGCCTGACCATCTGAACTACCTATTTGTTTGGCTAGCTTCGTAGGACCAATACAATAAATAACACCGAAATTAACACGTTTACCAACACTACGTTGCTTCTCATTTACAGATTGAATAGGAGTATTGAATATATTAGAAGCCGTCATTCGATGCAGATCTTTATTCTGATTAAATGCAGAAATCATGCTTTCCTGTCTAGATACGTGCGCCATTATCCGCAACTCCATCTGACTATAGTCCATGTCATAAAAATGATTGTCAGGAACAAAGATGCCTCTCATCCTGTCATCTTTAGGAATATTCTGAAGATTAGGAGAGGAAGAAGATAATCGTCCTGTTACTGTACCTACCGCATTCCATCGGGGATGAATACGTCCATTCTTACTACGACTTAAAAAAGGCTCTAAATAAGTGCCGACTAACTTATCAAGTCCGCGCCATCTTAGAACTAAAGATATAACTTGACTGCCTACCGGATGTACGATCTCTTCTAAGTCCTCTCTAGAGGTAGAAGGACGACCAGTTTTTGTCGTTTTCTCAACAGGTATCTTCAAACGTCCGTATAAATACTCACCTAACTTCTGAGAACTACCGATCTCCAGAGGTTTTCCAACTATGTTGTAAATCTCATCCTCGATTTCTCTTTTCTCAGCGATCATCTCTTTGCGTAAAGAATCCGTTCGATCTAGATCAATCCGTATACCTTCCTTCTCCATTTGATATATCACCGGAATGAGGCCCATCTCTAAGTTAAATAAACTAGGGTTTTCTGCCTTTACAGAGTCGGCATATATCTCCGCTAGCAACTTTGTCAGAACTGCGTCATTGCTGGCGTAGTCATCCATCATCGTGCTAGGAATATGGGAATAGTCGCTTATACGATATTTACGTTTGTACTCATCAATTACAGATTCGTGAAACGCTGCTTGTTTACCAAATACATTCGTAGACCAGTCTTTTAATGCATGAGACATCTGATTGTCATACAGATGAGCAATACGTACGGTATCGATCAACTTCTCTGGAGGCTCGACTCCATACGTTTCACGAACAAAATGCGCATCAAATTCTGCATTGTGGTAAGCAAATATCTTATCGCTCTGAAATATATCCTTTAAAAGGAGTGCTATTTTATCGACACCCGATTCTTCGTTTCTAAGGAATACACACTGGTCATCCCATGCCAAGGCCACGCCAAACGCACGATCTCCTGCATCCCATCGAAAACCTGTAGTTTCGGTATCAAGAGCTACGAAAGGATCTTTACTAGAAACTATTAATTGTCGAAGAGTGTCCAAATCAGGGTTAGATAATTTTGTGTAATAAGGTAATGGTCTTACCATCTTTATCCCCCCCATAGGTAGTCATCCGCAGAGCACCGCTATCTTGTTGTCGAATCTCGACATCATTTCCTAGCGCGTCTAAACAATATAATAAAAAATCAGAATTAAATTTAACGTCTTCAAACGGTTGTATATCTTTAGCACTTTCTAAATAAACTTCAGAATCGAGACGACCATCACCATAAAACACCTGCACACCTTCCTCTGTATTACGCAGAGTTAACGTACCCTTCTTACTAAATCCCGCTCCCAATCTCACGGCATCCATAAAATCTTTCTGTTCTGCACGAAACAGAGGTTTACCCTCATTCTCTAATAATGCAAATGCATTCGGATATTGCCCATTAAAACCTGTAGTACTTATACCGGATCGCTCCAAGTCTGTTACCACAGTTAACCGTCCTCGTTTAGTAACAGAGAAGGTAGTAGCTGATCCAGAGAAAACTTTATTAAAAGCGTCTATACAACTATCAGGAAGTAGTACATCTATATCTGGCATAGCTGTTTCTGTAGAAAATTGCCTATAGAAAAGCTTTAATCCATCTGTAGCTAACAGCGTCAGCATGCCCTCATGCTTACGTATCGATAAACACGTTAACATCGGTTGTGCTTCAGTCTTAGCCACAAATCTTTTAGCTGATGAAAAAGAGCTAAAGAATGAAGAAGAGACATTGAAGCATGTCTCTTCCATCTCAGGCGGAGGAAAAGTACTATCACTCGACCTTACAGACTCTACAAACGGTACGCGCACACTAGATTTGCCGCCCTTTACAGTGAGCGACTTCTTATTCATCTTTAGTTCAACATCTTCTGTTTTTATTCGAGAGACCACGTTATAGAAGTCATCTCCATCTACAGAAAAGAAAGAAGTCTCTTCAGCGTAATACCCCTGTCCGTCCTCGCCATCTTTAGGTAAAGACGTATCTAGCACAACAGGGACGTTCTCCCATACAGAGACATATCCCTCTTGGTACATAGCAACATGATCACCATTAAAAACACCGACCAAAGAATCAGGGGTAGCGCGTTTAACACTCTGTCGTAAGTTAGACAGAGAAGTTTCAAGTAGCGCACGGTTAACTTCTACCAATCGTCATCATCCTCATCATCTTTAGTAGCTGTGGTAACTACGTCAGAGGTTGCTGCAGGTACTACTTCTTCATTAGACGTAGTATCTGTAGCTACAGACTCTTCTAAAGTGTCCTTTACAACAGCATCATGCAATGTGGTGCTAAACCTCTTCTGCAAATCCGCTACCTGAGCCTTCAACTCCGTTAAGATGTCGCCTTTATTTGAAACGGAACTAGTCTCAACTATATGAAACATATTGTCTTCTAACTCAGCATAGGCATAGTTCATAGCTTGTAAGGCGTTAGTAACCTGTTTCTCTACCGCCTCAGCGTTATACTCGTCACCTTCTCCGACCTCAATATCAGAAATGCTTATCTCAGGCTTGAACATATTAAAGCCCCCGCCTGAAGCCATCTTAAGTGTCATACCTAGTGACACCGACGTTCTTACCATTATTCCAATTCTCCTTCAGCAATATTTGCCATTCTTTGAAAAGCATCATCAGTTGTCTTGATCTCGTCAGCTTTGCTCTCCCTCTCAAGGACAGGCAAATCGACCTCTGTGACGATCTCAGCCGCCACATCTCTCATAAGTGGAAGAGTTTCGATAATAGGATCGAGACGAGCAGACACGTCTGGAACTTTGATATCAGAAGACACTAACTTGTAGCGAACCTGACTTTCTCTAAATGTCCTTCTGTACTCATATGTCCTATCTGTAATAGTTCCACGTCTGTCGTAATCAGCCTTTAGATCGTCCCATGTTCCCGGCGAGAGTTCTAAAATCTGAGGCTGCATTTTGCGCTCTCTGTAATAGACCTGCCGACCTACCTCTACCGCTTTCCAATCTTTGGTCCACTCACGTTGATCCCTTATGTCGGGATTATTCTCAACATGAAAAATCGCATACTGGAAAACCCAGTATCGATAACGATTACGCATCTGAATCTCTTGGGGATCGACATTATCTGTCCTAAGCTGTTCGCAGTGAACACAAGGACCTTCTATGAGAGGCTTTCCCTCAAGAAAGTTTTGTCGATTTTCATTACAGAATCTATACGATGTAAATGGAGTTCCTGTATTCGACGTGCCACTAAAGGTATGAAATAGAGTCTTGTCTCCATCCTCTAGATCCTGTATAAATCGAACTGCCGTCCACTCTTCGTTATGTCTTAAACGACATGTATTACGCCAAACTTCTTTCTCATTACTGAAGTTACCTACTGCAGTATTTCGATCTGTTACGGCTTCCTGTATATCACCTATTCTTGCCATTCTTTCGCTCCTTACAAATTATTTCTTACGTTTATTTTAGCAATTTCTATATGACGTTTGTCAAGACTCCTTACATACTTGATATAAATTTCAAATCTTTATGTTGAGCAGCTAATTGGAAATAGGAATGAGTCTTCAATCTTCCGAAATTACGGACATCTCCAAAATCCTTATAACCTTCTGGTGCGAATGTGTACGAAATATTGAATCCGTACTTCATTAAATTCTTAGTATTTTGCTCTGCAATGCGTAATCCACTCTCATCTCTATCAGGACAGAGAACTACATTACGATGCAATCTACCTAACAATCTCATTTGCCCCGGCGAAATAAAACCACCCAAAGAGGCAACTACATTAGTTAATCCCTTCTCATACGCATTCAAGACATCAAACACACCTTCTACTACGATGACACCCAACTCAGAAGGTTTGACGGAATCAAAAGGAAATAGCAATCTATCACGATCTAAATTCTGAGAATTTAGATATTTTGGTTGTGTTCGTATATTACGTCGAACATATCCTTTTAACTTGCTATCCATATACAACGGCACAAAGATCGCATCGAAACCTTTATGATATTTAATCTGAAACTTCTCAACGGTCTCATTGGATACCCGACGAGATTGTAGATATTTGTTATCTAACGCTAATGGAAGTACTTCAACCTCAACATCATCTTTCTTAGGTTCCGGTTCGTCATAACGTATTAATGTAGAAAAAATAGTAGCGAATCTAAGAAAGATATTCTTATCGGCATCAATAGCCCTAAAGAATCCTTCCATACCATCTGATCCTTTAACGCATCCTGCAAAACAATGATACTGTCCAGTGTGATAATTAAGAGCTAAACTGGCATTATTGTCCCCATGAATAGGACAATAGATCATTAATTCATTATTACGACCCTCGCGCAGTATCCTAAGACCAACTTCCTTCTCTAAAAATTCTTTAACTTCCACTCGGTATCCTGTTTAATATTTGAATCGATATAAATAAAAGAACTCCTGTAAACATCAAGCCACTAAAAGCCCCTACCCACACACCTGCATATAAATGATAAGTAGCTATCCATGTTGCCAGTATCCAAAACCCGCTTAATATAGTCACGTACAAACTAATCAAAATCATCAAGAGCAAAAGTCGTAGGCTCTGTAACAAACTGATTCCCGATATCGCCCCTATCGGCATCAAAAGATATTGAAAAGGTTTCAGTAACAGGCGCACCAGTGCGCCTAAAAGGAACACCAATTTTTCGAACCACAGTGGATATGTCATCCCAACCCAACGCCAGAAGGAGATCCAGTTCTCGATTAAACCCGTACGAATACGCGACATGTTCTGCCTGAGGAACTCCTTTATCTTTTGCCCCTTCTCTGTTAAGTTGCTGCGTCGTAAGAACGAGACAATTCTGTTGAATGGCGATATCTTTGAGTGCTCTTGCATTAATTTCCATTCCTTCCCAACCCTTTTCATCACGGGGTCGAGCCAATTGCGGCATACCATCAACAACTAAAACATCTGCCTTAGTCTGACGAGCAATGGTTGCGCAATCTTGAACGGAAACGGAACTGCCTGTACCTAAAGAATTTAGTACATTCCAATCCTTTCTATTACTACCTGACCATTCCTTTAGAAATGCCTCGTAAGTTTCTTCCTGTTTTCCTGCCTGACCTATTTCCAATGCAGAATAGGAAAGATCATACCCCATCAAACGGCCCATCATCACATCACTACGCATCTCTAATTCTTCTAAAGACAACTCAGGAGAAACAATAGTTACTATTCGTCCCGCCATGTAATTTTCTGCGGCTATTCGCAACGCTAACCACGACTTCCCGACCTTTGTATCTGCCAATATCGCTACAAATTGTCCGCGTCTTAACATTACTGGAAAGTTATCTATAGGCTCCACACCTGTTTTAAACACGTTCGTTGCTCCTATTCCATTACGACGAGAACGATAATCTTCCAAACGTTCTGACGTACTGCGAGAATCCAAAACCGTCTGATGCTGATCTTCTATATGTACTAAATTTTGTAATCTTGATATCAAAAACGGGATAGCTTCCCGTGGCGTCTCTGAAAGAAGATTTTGCGCCGTATAAAAATATGTATTTGCCTGTGAAGTTAAATGAATGTCAGCATAGACTTTCGCCACATGATCAAAATCCTGTCGTGGCGCTACATCAAAATGAGGAAACTCACCAAGCAGTAATTCGGTATTAGGAGCTTTACCATATTCCGTAATGTATTCCCAAAGAAATTGGGCAACATCGGTATAGTAAGGAAAATTTGTGCTATTTAATTGATACTTACGCCCTAATACGATCAAATGTTCTGGTGTTTCCAGAGAAGACAGTAGTAAGCGTTCAGCAGTTTCAGGTTCCATTTATTATCAGCCTCGTCGATAGAATATCGCTAAACTTTCAGCCCGTCAGCGACATCTAATAAAAGAATTTACCTATACATCATAACAAATGCTTGGGGGGATATGTCAATGGCCTATCAGATATTGTAGTGAGTATTTAGTCCACCAGTATTGGACGTAGAATTATACACAACAACGTAATTTATGACAGCACTACCGATGGCGCTTCCGGCAGCATCTCTAGCTGTTAGAGTAGCTGACGTTGTGCTATTAGTAACCTGTACGTAACCATTAGATTCTGTATTAGCCAGTATTCTAGGATTTGAAGATAATGCGGGCAGAACGATTGTTACTACCCCTGATCCATTGGCTGTTGCTCTGCCACTGAGTCCGACAAACACTTCTGCTTGAAGTTTAGGGGTATCAGTATCCCACTCATCATAAGTAGCAGCACTATTAAATACTCCTCTATGAGACAGATATAGACCGCTTCCTTGGTTAGCAGTAGCAGAGTCTCTCAAATAGAGAGTAGCTTCTCCATCTGCAGGATGAAAATTAGGAGTAGCGCCAGTAACACCAGAAGTAGCATCTCTACCAACAAAGGTTACTCCGCCGCCGCCTGTTGCATCTCCAGTTCCATCAGGACGCAGACCAAACGTATCCACACGAAGAATATCTTTTGAAACTAATTCCTTACTACCATACGAATCGAACATCTTAAATGACAGTTTAAAATCATCAGGAAAACTAAGAGCGTTATCACTGGTATCCACTACCGCTGCATCCAGCCCATGAGTTTCGTCTTGTATACGTAAAACTGTACGTCCCGGACCTTCAGGTAAGAAATCTAAACCAGATTGTACCGCCTTATCGATAGGCTGAAATACAGCATTCGCTGTCTCCCGTAACCGCTCGGACATGTCACGTAACAGACGTTTTTCTGCATCTCCCGGCTCCGCAACAGCATCTTTATCTCTGAAAAGCACTATCTCACAGATAGCACCATCGTAAGTAATTGAATACGTTAGCCATTGTTCTCCAAAAATTCCGGCATTACGGAGAAATACTTCGGACATATCACCTGCACGAAGCGCACGCGGCATCTTATTCACTGTGTATACAGGCCATCCAGTAGTAACAATCGTAGCCTGACGTATAGAAGTTGGACGAATAGTACCGCTAACACCTTCTTTAGCATTAGAAGCAGTAAGATCTAGATCAACAGTAAATGTCTTGGTTCCCGTACGAGTAACAACTCTATAACCATCTATAGACGGAAGAGATGTTGTATTACGTAGAAGTACTTTATCTGCTGTAGTTAACGAATGAGTCTCTGATATAAGAGCATATCCAGCCGGATTAGTCGTTGAAACGTCAGTTCCAGTGTATTCAGTACCGGAATCAGGATCTTTAACCTTAAAAGCTCCGCCACGACAATTTTGATTCGCCGCACTATTTACAATCCCATCCTCTAATTCTGATATTAGCCAATCCTGATTAAGACCACTTACACTTAGATTACGTATACGAATAAAATCATTTATTCGCAAATCCGTTCGTGCCATCGGATGTACAACGCCACCTACAACATTGTTCGCTATTGCTCCTTGGCTTGTTCCAGAATAACTGCTGGGGTTTCCTGTACTAACATAAAACTCCGTTGGAGATGTAGGAGTTACTTCATGAACATACCCAGAAACAGACGCGTCCGAATTACGGCTAAAATGATAGCCACCAAGACCTATGTCTGTGAAATATACTATGTCATTCGTAGCCAATCCATGAGGACGATCTGTCTCTATATATGTTCTATAACTATTACCTGAATCTGGCGCAGAATTACGAATAATTTTAAATCCCTGACGTTCAAAGAGTCCTATGCGTACGCGTGTATTATTTGTCCCGCCAAAAACAGTTCCTGATCCTCCTATATATACAGCTAGATATCTTTTACTTCCTCCTGTAGTAACAACTGTAGGATTTGCTTTAGAAATATTTAATATACTTATTGGCGGCTTAGGCTTTAGCTGTTCCAATAATGATCTAGCTCGTTGATAACATTGAGTATCAGTAGTCAAGCTGGAGTCATCTATAATTTTTTCTTTAACAGAAGAAAAAGTATCAATACTTTCTTGATCAGTAACAGTTGCGTATGCACCAGCTTGACCACGAACCGTTATCTTGTTGGCAAATTCAAGCCCATGATCTTTAACCTCATATTCCATAACCTGTACAGTACTTCGGTCACTTAAAGTCTTTTGTCGATCATCAAACGTGAGACCATTAAATTCCAAATTAGTAGTATGTCGTTCAGAGGAAACGCCGGGAAGTGTTCCAACTTCTAGATCTTTGTCCCAGTAATTAGGACCAGACCATATACGAGAAGCCCTAACCTGATCGGATTGAACACTGCCACCATTAGCAGATGCGGCTGCTGTAAATCGCATACGAATATAATAAAGCGACTCACCAATCTTCCCATCTAAACCAGTAACAGTCTGTCCTGTACCTACAGCGGGAAAGGTTTTAATTCCGGGTTGAGTTGTTTTCCATAGATCCAAACCGGGAAGTGTGAAGGTAACTTCTACATCATCTATACTTCCGGCTCCCGAAAAACCTACCGTAGGGTCCCAATAAGGAATTACTGACCAACCATCACTATATCCCCACGATCCGGCTCGATAGAATTCCCATGTTCTAACATTTACTCCGTTATAGTAACCCAGATCTTCGAACCGATCCTCTAAATTAAATCGAAGCGTGTTAAAGGGTTTCTTTCTACCAAAAAGTACTGCATCGTGCTGTTGAGGCGCGACTGTTCCACCTGTCTGTCCTACGATATTTGATGGACTAGGATAAAAAACAACATTAGTTACAGCACTGCCAGTATTATCTACAGGAATGCTAAAGGACGTAGGACTAAGTACCTCTAAAACTGTGTACCACGCGCTTAAATTAGGAGTTGTTGTTATAGAACCGCCCGCAGTAGTCGAAATAAAATAGATACGATGATTGGGAGAAAGATCGTGCTCAACACGGGTATTAATGACCATAGGATCATCATTAGTTACGGTGTCTGCCAGTATATATAACTGTGCCGTTCCTCGACCATCCGCAACCCCAGTAACAGCATCTATAGAACCATCCACATTTTCAATCGTGAATTGGTTATGATTCAGTACCTCACTAACAATGTTATATCCAGCTATACTAGGGGTAGTAGTGACTCCAGAAAGACTAATCAAGTCTCCAGACTGGAATCTATGAGACCCCTCTGTCGTTATTAACGGCGCAGTATCGTCCCCTGTATCACCACCCTCTCCAACATTAGTAACATTTATAGACCTGTACGTCTTTTCGCATTTAGCTTCCGCAGTCCAGTCACTATATCTAGAAAAATAAGCTTTTTCATTATTACTTATCGTGATGCTGCTACCCGGATAGTTAATAACAAACGCATTGCCAGCCACTCCTGATGACGGACCACGCATTATCTTCCAAATACCATTAACAGCGGTAGCATTATCAAAACCTACAAGCTCTACCCAATCGGCATGTGACCTATTATGATTGCTGTCTAAAGTTATCTTTAAAAAACCGTCCTGATCTGCTGTACTGGCAACATCTATAGAATTAGTAGATATAGAGGCATCATAAGTGTAGACAGCATCAAGATCATCATTAGCACTAAAAGTAGAAGCAGAAGTGTCATTCGTTGACCACGGCTCTTTTCCTCGATCAAAATACTTAAATCTTGCCTGAGACGCTGTTCTTACTGATCTTAATCTTGCTACAACTCTTGGCGTTCCTGACGCTCTCATGCGCACCCAATACAAAGATTTATTATTGGGAGGCTGTGCAGTATATTGAATAACCATCGGATTACCGCTGCCTGTTCCGGGCAGCGAGGAGATTGTCCTACCTACATTAAACTTAACTTCCTTATTACCTAGATCTACTTCAGTAATACGATACGAACCATCAAAGCCAGTATTACCCCGTGAATCACTAAAGCTTATCCAATCCCCCACGGCCCCAAACACATCTTGCTGCGTACGCATCGTGATCTCATACAGCGTAGCTGAGTTAGCCGTAGTGTCTTGCGAGACGGCTGTTGCGTAATTAGTACCTTCATTGGGCGCTGAAGGGATCACGTATTGAGCAGCATATGATCCCATCATCGTAGTTCGCTCAGTCCAAGCTGAGTTATACGTCATGGGATAGACTTTGTCGTGCTCATCTGAAGTAACAGGCCAGTGATGTCCACCAGCCCACGGAGTATAAATAACATCCGGAGATGGATCTGTGGCACGCAGCGTAACTTCATTACGGGGACGATCATTATTCCAACGTATTTCGCAGTACCAATGGTTAAGACCGCCTTCAGACTGCCCAGTATCCAAACGCCAGCGTGCAGGACCTATAGGAGAAAGAGCACCAGCTTGTCCCCATTCCTCATTACCTGCCCAACTGATATCTTCCGTATGAGTAAATGAGCTATACGCTACCTGTCTATTGATAGTACGCCACGCGGATACCGGACGAGGAAGATCGCTATTACGTAACATCTTAGGATAGCTATCTAATAGATCTATATTTAACTGCGTAGTTCCGTAATCCGGAACTCCTGTACGAACAGTAACGGACGTGCCTGCCGATCCTCCCGCACCGCTAGTGTTATTTACGACGACGGTAAAATTCTTGTCATCTACTTTGACTACGGCACGGTAACCATCAACACTAATACCACTATTAGAATTTTGTAGAAAGACATAATCTCCAGTTGAAAGGCCATGATCTAGTACCGTTGTAATATTGGCAGGACTAGCCGCAGTAATAGAGCTACCACGTAATGTAACGCCTTGAACCGCGTAAAGCTCTATTCCGCTAACAGGCTCATCTGAGCCGAAAAAATATGCCTGTTTAGCTACATTACCCCCAACTTCGGCTCTAGTGCCAAAAAACTCCACTTCATTCTTAGTGTCATCCCAGAGCAGTGGATCTCCACGATTATCATTATCTCCTATTCCCCTATCTCCAGTAGTATTAAGAGCCGTCCATATTCCTCCAGAATAGTGGTGATAGGATTCACTTGATAAGCTACGTCCTGTCGGATGCGTAGTAAAATGCCAGACTTCATCAAAAAACTTCGGATCTTCTGCACGAAAATCTCTGTAAAGGTTAGGTCTGGTAGCCAACTCAACTGTAGTTAGTTGTGCAGCAACAGCAGACGCTGATG